CTTGTTTTGTCAGTCTTATATTTGAAGTGTACGTTGATGCCATTTTCTTCTCCTACTTAAAATATGGATTCTTATCATAGGGAACACTCATCTCTCCTCCAGTAAGCCCACATGTTATTTTATCTGGGAAGGATAACATAAAGAGCCATCTTCCAGTATTTAGATTTACAAATAATTCTGCAAGATTTCCATTAGTAGATAATCCCCACCAAACTTTAACTACTTGTAATCTTTCTTTTAAATCCTGATATACAAAGTCACTATGAGAACACATCATATTCTTTTCAAATTTACGAGGAAAAATCTGTCCTTGTTCTTGATCACTTTCTTGTGCATTTGTATTTGATGCAAAAGTAAAAATTACTCCTAAACAAATAATTGCAAATATAGTTATTAATAAAGTTTTCATATTATTCTTCTTTTATTCCTAGCATAGCCGTTCCTGTGCATACAACCTTTACCCAATTATCATCCGAACCAACCTGAACAGGAGAAGAGTAATCAGTTGTATTTCCTACACCTAACTGTCCAAGTCCATTTTTTCCAGCTACCCATAATTCTCCACCTATTATCATGGCAGTTTGCATTTCAGAACTATCGTAATTTAAACTTGCAGAAGCCTTTGATACAGTTGATCCCCAACTGTACTGAGTTCCTTTTACCATAGATGTAGTTCCATTACCAAGATTACCATAAGTATTATAACCTCCCCATGTTAATCCTTCTCCATCTTTAATTCCTAATCCCCAAAACATTCCATTGGATACTCCTTCCCAATCTGTATCAGAACCAATTTGAACAGGAGAACTTGATTCTTCGTCAGCAGATCCAATACCTCCTAAAGAATTACTACCTGCTGCCCATAAAGTTCCATCACTCTTTATCAAAGATGTTATAGCATAACCAGAAGTTAAAACTTTTTGCATTTCTATTCCATTCTCCCAACCACCCGAAGGAGGATAAGAAGAAGCTCCCCATCTGTCTGTATCACTTCCAGATTGAACAGGGGAAGAATAATCAGTTGTACTATCTCTAAAATATTGACCTTCTCCTGCAACCCCCCATGACCAAGATGTACCATCAGTTTTTACAGCAGCAGCAAAATTATATCCTCCTGTACAACCAGCCCAATTAGTTAAACTACCGACTTGTGTTAAATTAGATCTTTGTGTATCACTTCCAGAATCTCCTAATCCTAATTGTCCATAATAATTATCACCACAAGAATATAATTCTCCACTTGTATTAATTGTATAACCAGTAGCTGATCCTCGTCCAACATGATACCAATCTGATGCAGTTCCAACTTGAACAGGAGAAGATCTACTCGTAGAATCTCCTAAACCTAATCCAAAATTATAACCTGACCCCCATGCCCATAATGTACCATCTGTTTTTATAGCAAATACTGAATCCCAATTAGCAGCTATATTAGCAGTCCAATCAGTTAAAGCTCCAATTTGAACTGGAGAAGATCTATGTGTAGTAGTTCCATCTGCTAATTGTCCACTACTATTAGCTCCCCATGACCATAAAGAAAAGTTTCCTGAACCAGTTCCTCCTGCATCGGTAGCAGCAGCCATTAAAAGATTATGAAACACACTCATTTATTCTGGTTCCGTAGGCCAATTAAACGAATCAGGCCATGTCAGCATATCTGCTGTTGCTGGTAAATCTCGCAGAGCTTGTCTATAAGTAGTCCATTCTGTTTTCTTAGCATCTGACAAAGGAGCAGGATGATCAGACAAATGCGTCCAATCAGAAGCTGCAAGTTTTTCATCTCTTTCATATCTTAAATTAGATATATGACTCTCATCCCGTGCAATCTTTTCCTCTGAAGTCATATCTCTTACACGATGTACCAAAGTAACTCTATCTTCTTCAACAGTAATTACATCTGGATCAAATGTCTGATTGTAAGTTGGGGTAACAAATGTTTCTACTATTGGAAGCCATCCAACAGTCTTTAGATAGACGTCATCACCATCTGATAAACGCAACCCAGACACATTAGCCCAGCTTTCAGGTAACGAACCCAGATAATCTACGCTGCCATCTTCTTTAACGTGTGCATACATTGTAACTTCTCCTTAATCTTTGTAAAAGGTTCTTTCCAACTTCCATATTCTTCCTGTCTTAATAATGTTACACTATGGTAATAAGGAGATATATCCCCCGGTAATGCCCACAGGTAATATGACAAAACAGGAACTACGATCCATGTTTCCACTCCCATTGCTGCTGCTAAATGAGCAACACTAGTACAAGAACTTATTACTAATTCACACTGACTTATTGACTTTCTGGTAGTTTGCCAATCATCCAATGGAGCCTGTTTCATCCACTCTGGTTTTAATTCTGCATCTTTATCTCTCTGTAAGGAGATACAATCGTACCCTTTTACCACATCAAACATTAGATCAGCAGGGAAGAACCTGTGCTGCTCGTGTTCAAACTTAGGATTGCCACTCCATCTTACTCCTATACGTCCCGGTATTGGGTCAGCAGTACGTTCAATATATGGAGTTCCTTTTAAATCTTTATACTCATATCCAAGAGGAACTACTGCCGACATCGAAGGAAGCCAATAATCATGGTACGTTCCACAAGCAGCCTTGTGTTCTACCACTGGGAACTTCTCTGCAAACATGGAAGCTAATTCAGGAGAACAAGAAATCACCACTCGATTACCACGCTCCTGTAAATCAAAAGCAAACCGATAACTCTTAATCTGATCACCAAGCCCACCTTCCAGATTCAACAGGACAGTTCCTTCTTCTCCGTTCCAGATAGGTTGTGTGGAACCTATGTGCCTGTTGCCAAATACATCTTGTGATCGTCCTTGGTCTAAAAGTTTATGACCTTCTAAAAGTTTACCTTGACGTAATAAATACCAACCACGATTAAATGCTGCACGTTGACAAGTTGGAGTTTCCTTCTCCAGTTGCTGAGCAATCAACCAACCTTTTTCAAAATCACCGTGAATACCAGCTTCAAGTTGATTATCTATAAGAGCCATTTTTAATCTGCCCTTTTAATCGCTAATTTCCAATACATTTGGCTGCTTCCTTGTTTAGTTAGAGCTACCCAAGTGGTATCAGTCCCTATTTGTACTGGAGAGGAAATATTATCTTCATTAGGGTACGTTGAGTCTCCTCGTACACCCCAAGCACCACCCCCACAGGCCCATAATGCTCCACCAGTATTATCTCCATTTGCATCTGTTATGAAATGATATGTTGATTCTGCCATACCATGACCACCTGACTGCCAATTTCCCGGTCCTCCTACTTGTACAGGAGAGGAGTACGCAATAACACTCTCTAAACCTAACTGACCAACATCGTCCCTCCCTGATGCCCATATTTCACCATTAGTATTAGCTGCCGTTAATAATTGACCACCATAATCTCCCGAAACCCATAACCAATCAGTAGCAGTACCTGCTTGTACTGGAGAGGAAGTATTGGTTGTATTTCCTTGCCATAACTGTCCATAATTATTCATCCCCCATGCCCATAATTTTCCTGTGTCTTTTTCAATAGCTATCACATCATCACGAGAACATCCTGCGTTCACATAACTTTTATCATCAATCGGAGAGGGTAAACGAGAGTAAAGAACATTAGAATAAGGTGGTCCTGCGTGGTATGGAAAGCCACCTTGAGTAAAAGGAGCAGTTGTACCACTCCCCCACATATACATTTGCCCATCTGTTTTTAGTCCAAGAACTGCATTTGAATATGTCATATTAACTGAAAGCACTCCTGTCCAATCACTATCAGTCCCTATTTGTACTGGAGAACATACATTAATATCTTGACCAGAAAGTTTCGGATAGGTAGCAGGTTGATCACCATTACCCCAACCCCATAAAGTTCCATCAGTTTTAGTGGCACACATTGATGTTTGCCCTATCGCTACACTTCTCCAATCTGTTAAAGAACCTACTTGTACTGGTGATGACCTATTTGTTGTATCTCCTATACCTAACTTTCCTTGAGTATTAAGACCGAATGTCCATAAAGTACCATCTCCTTTAATAACAGCAGACGACGCATAAGATCCATATATTCTATTTCCAGTGGCAATAATGCCCTCCTCTGCAAGATCTATCTCACCCATAAAGTTATCACCAATCTGAACAGGAGAGGAGTTGCCAGAGGCAGACTCATACCCTAACTGTCCATAATTATTCATCCCCCATGACCAAAGTTGATACTCAGCAACACCACCAGCACCAGCAGCAGCCATCATTCCTCGTCTAATATTAGCCATTCAATATTCCTTTATGATGGAGATTTACTATCTGCACTGGCAACCATTCCATGCCAGATTGTACCACCATCCGTGGTGATGAAAACCAAGATATCAATACCACTCTCAGTTAATTCTGGTGCCGATCCCCCGGCCCAATCGACCGAACTCGGC